GGGACAAAGAGATTGCGACCATTGCACTCGGTAGCAATTGCGGCCTTGTGCCGACTTATGTACTGTTTGAGGAGAGACACTTGCTTCCCAGGTAGGGAGCCCTCAAGGACGCGGTCGATGACACTGGTCATCAGACGCTTACAGACTTCGTTATCCTTCTCTAACACCTTGCCTTTCCCAAAGAATAGGCCAGTGTTGAGGTACACGATAGTTTTCGGCGTTGAGCGCCGGTCATTCAATGCAAAGTGAAAGCATTGTGAATTGATATTGAAAATCTTCGGATGCCAATAGGCCTTTCCGACGCTCATCTTCAATCCACAAGCCGCACTCCAGGTACAAAAGGTCTCATAGACTCTTTTGGTGCATATGAAGCCGTTGTCATCCCCATTGATCAGGACGCCTTGCAGGCGTGATCTCCAGGGACGCGGGTCCTCTTGGGCGGTGGCAATCAGAGTCACTCCCACATTGGCGAGACAAAGGATCAGGAAGGATACGATCGATCCCATCAACTGTCCATTCTGTTGGTCAACTACTTCAAGTTGTTCGCCATCCACTTTCGGGTACTTACAATGGTGAGGTGCAAGACATTTCTGGATCAAGTCTTGCCACCAAGGAGGGAAATCTCGGATGAGTTCCTCCATGATCTCCTTAGAGAGACTGGCTGACAGGTTGTCAGTAGCAGCTTCGAAGTCAATGCTTGCGAAGCCCATTTGGCCAATCCCTCCAAAGATTTTTGAATCACGGAGGTCGAATAGATCTGTAGGGCATAACTTGCGCCCGATGAGTCTGAAAAATGGATACCGTCTCAGGATACCATGCAGTTTCTTTTGGAATTGCTTGGCGAGATAGTACGGCGCCGCGTTTCCTTTCGAAATAACGCGCGCCTTCAGTGGCTCAAGGACGACCTGGATAGTTGCTTCCAGTCGATCTTTCTTCAAGTCCCTTGTGGCCTGACGCACTACGGCCTCAGTCCACTCCGCCTGGCCGGCGGGGAAAGTGTATGTGGGTGCAAAACCGAAAGTTTGCACAGTGTCACCACGGTACACAGGTAGGAATTCTGTGGTATCACGCATGGGCGTGACGAACTCCTCCCGTTGGTCGATGGGGGCCAGCAAAGGCTCCTGGTTGACAAGGCTAAGCAGTGCGCCTAGTTGTCCTCCTCCCGAACGACCACATTCAAAGCAAGCGCGTATGGACGCGACATGCTCTGACTCCCACAAGTCTGTATTGAACATATCCTCAGGTGAGGACTGGTATGCCTTGTTCAATGACTTCCGCAACTCTGCGAGTAACGGTCGCAGCTGTTCCATCACACGTGAGCGGTGCTCAGCGGTGATCGGATCTGGTTTTTCCATCGCAAGACGATGCTTCTTATAAGTAGCAAGCACCATACTCTCCGACAATTGTTCAGCGCA